CAGGCTGTTTTTGTCAATACCTGTTTTCCACAAAGAATATGAATACGCATCATTCATTCGATCAAGGACAGTGTTGCCATCGTACTTTTCGTACAAGGACTCAAGCTCCTTGGCGAACAAATCACGAGCATTGTCTGGAATGTTTTCGTATTCAGGATTTGTCGCAGTAAACGCCTGCCATGCAGTATCAATCATGTCTGAAGACATTGAGTTGATGAAATCATTTTGCTCATCAATGCGAAGCTGTAGTGGCTTTACTTCGTAGCCAGAAGACTCCATTGCATCGATGAGGTCAACAAACTCTTTTCGTGCGCTTTCAAAAGACTCTTTCTCTGCCTTCATTGTTGCCACTTCTTGAGCAACAAGACTCATGATTGGCTTTACGTATGCTTGAACCTGCTCAGGCATAGAGGCGACATTAATGTCATTAAAGCTATCAAAGCTTACTTGTGGAGTCTCTTGAGATACATTCTCATTTGAGCCATGTTGCTCATCTTGAGCATCCGGCGTTCCCTCTTGGGGACTAGTGAGAAGTTCTGGGTCTTGTTCTGCCGACCCAAGTACAGCGTTTTCAGGCGACTCTTCTGTACCTGTAACCTGGGTTGAGTCTTCGCCAGAGCTACCATCAGAACTAAAGTCCTGGGATTGGGGGGGCTGCTGGTCCAGGGATGCTTGGCCCTGCACTTGAGCCTGCTGTTCCGATAGGGATGATTCCGGTTGCAATTCCATTGACGAACTCCATCAAATCTGCGTCATTGTTTAGGTTGTAGATTCCGGGTGACTGCATATCAGCCACACCTTGTAGTACCTGAATAAGATCAGGAGACATTTGGTTTGTCGCTCGATCCATCAATCCAGCCTCAACCAAGGCGGTTGTTGCTGCTTGAATGAGATCAGGGGACAACATATCCAGAGGAACTTCTGGGTCCATCACCGCAGATACCGCAACATCTCCAACCTCTTCTTCCATTTCTGTGGCTGGTGCTGGTGCCATCATTGACTCTTCTGAAATGGGAGCAGCGGGAAGCGTTTCTGCCATCCCATCTCCAGCAAGAAGACGCTCAAGATTTGCTGACTCTTGCATTACAAGCGCTTCAAGATCTTCAAGAGGCATGGCTGCGAGTTGCTCAGATGTGTATTGTGCGGGCATATTTCCTACTTTGCGGCTGGCCTAGCAGTCGCTTTTTGTGAGATGTCCACCTTCCCAGATCGTGCATCGTTTTCAGCTTGATCTGATGCGGCTTTCCATTTGTGATATTTAGTTTCTGACCAACCGGTTGAATCCAGCATTTCTTTCTTATGAATATGGTTTGCAAGGCCAACGTGGCTTCCCTCGTTGTACGCCTCGCCCATTTCAAACATCTCTTGCTTGCTTGAATAGATGTAGTCTTTGTGTGCCTGTGAACCCGGCTCAACCCGACTCCACTGGTTCTCATCTTCGATCTTTTTGATGTCCTTGTACGACTTGACCTCTTTGCCAAAGGCAACAGAGTAGTCATGCAATCCTTCAAATACTGGACCGACATGAGTAAATCTTTGAACGCCACACTTGTCTGCCGTAGCATCACAAAAGTGGCAATCAGCTTTAGAAGTATCTGCTCCTGGAGAAAGGAATAGTTCTTCAAACTTGTTTCCGCACGACCTGCACTCGTACATAAACATTGGCATATCAGTATTCGCTACGTTCTGATTTTTTTGAATCAGAATCACCGTACATTTCTTTGCACATCTCCATAAGCTTATCGGCCAGCTTCATGTGATGCTTTGAAGCCTTGTACATTTCTGCTGCCATTTGCTTCATTGTTGCGTGGTGATCGTCTGGATAATCATCTGAAGAGTGCTCGTGCTTTTCTTCATTTTCGTATGCATTGTATGAGTCCTTAGAGAAGTGGTCCATGCCACCCATCTTTTCTGCCATTGACTCATCGGAAGCAAGCATCTCTGCAAATTCTTCTGGAGACTTTGCCCCCATCATTCCGCTTGGAGCCTCAATAATAAGAAGACTCATGGCTTCTTTATCTCCGCCATGCGCTTTCTTGGCCATATCGTGAAAGTTCATCTTCATTGTGTCTCCTAAGACTCGCCCATTCCAGGCATATTGGGGATTACAGGCATACCTGGCATTGGTGCGCCAATTGCTGCTATATCTTCAATAGCTGACGCAGAGTCAACCTCTGCACCTTCTTGTAACGACTCTACTTCTACTGCGTCACCTTTTACAAGCGACGGCCTAAATCCGAAGGAGTCAACAATCTCTCTAACAAGCTCTTCTTGGTCTATTGCTTCTGACATGGGACCACCAGAAGACAGCGGCATAAGTAGATCGACCAAGTGTGCTCTTCGCGCAATCTTGTCTTCCATGAGTGGACTGAATGGCAAAAGTCTAAACTTTGGAGACTTTTCTACAATCTCTTGCTTGAATGTAGAAGGCTCTACATCGTACTGAACAAAATCTGAAATACGATCAAAGTTGATTCCAGATACATCTTCATGAACGATTGCCCACTTCAGTGAATCAAGCGCCTTCCTGAACATAGTTGTCACAACCCGAACAACCTTTCGCGACCGAATAGACAAGCGACCCTCGATAGCTGCTCGAATCATGTTTGCTTCAGCAGCGGTGCGAATGTTCCTTACTTGTCCTTGTTGGTAGTCGCCCATGCCAGGAAGCCAGCGAATAGAATCAACCGACTGTGCCAGATGTTGGTTGAAGTCAAATGTCGTTGGCATTTCTGGGCTAACAAAAATGTGCTGATCAATCGTTCCGTCTGGTGGGCCTTGGACCAGAGTAGGCTCCCAAGTCTTTGCGTTCTTGAATCGCTCAAACTCATCATCAGACCTAAACAGCTTTGAATCAATCAACATGCGGCGAGGCAGTCTTGCGACCACTTCTCGTCTCGCACTTACAAGTTCATTGATGTCTCTTTGTACAGGAGCAACCAGACTAACATCAGAGATCCCACGAATGCGGCCAATCCCAGGATGAAATACCAAGACTTCGTAGGGTCTTCCATAAGGAATCTTAGACTCCATCAAGATTTGGCTTGTGTCTGGGTGAAGGTGGTACAACCTATTGTGCTTGAAGTCCCAAAACTCAACAAGTGAAACGTACTCTTTAAGTCCAGCATCACGAAGCTTAATCTCTGCTTCGTCTTTCATTTGGTTGTAGACCAAGCTTCTAGGGTACGTGTCGCCTTTGATTGTCTTTTCTGGCTTAGAGTAAATACCCTTTTCAATGCGAGACTTAAGGTCTTCCATGTGAATAACAAAACGCTCAAAGCACCACATTGCGTCTTCAGGGCGCTTGGCGTTGGGGTCAAAGTGAACTTCCCATGGAAGCTTTGTGCGCCAGATTGGACGACCAAGGTCGGAAGACCACATGACCTTGATTACACTCATATCAAAAATGAGTGCGTGCAGAATAAGCTCGCGAAGGCTCTCATCTAGAGAGTCTTCTTCTGCAAAGTAGTTTAGTGCAGCCGCAATACGCTTTCCGGCAAAAGTCGAATCTTGGGCCCGTGATGGTGTTTTGTACGAGTTTTCCCTTTGATCAATCGCTTCAACTTGCGGAAGATCCATTGCCAAAGAAGACGCAATCGTATCAACAATCGGAAAGACTTCATTTTGAACCGCCGAGTAATGCCGTGCAGTATCCTGCGCAGTGCCCACTGAGTAGCCGTCTCCAGACCAAAACTCACCACGGTAGTAAGCTAGGTTGCGAATAAGCTCTTCTGCTCGGTACTTTTTAAAGTTGTCTTCAGTCTGAGAAATAAGAGTAGTAAGCTTACGTACCCTCTTTTCTTCTTTAGACATCTGTTTGGTGTCTTCGTAATCGTAGCTCATCTATGGGTACCCCAAGGGCTATTAGAAGACATTGTAGAGGCTTTGTCGATTTTCCTCATCAATCTTCTCCAGTTTTTATTAGCTATCTCTTTATCTGATAGCTTGCGATTTTCCCACTTAGCACCGATTTCAATACGCCATGCCCAAGCTGCCCCAGCCATTGCTGCTGCAAGGTCATAGTGACCGCCCTGACTATCTCTAGAGAGCTTGTCCCATTGACCTCGATAGTTGATAAGCTGACGGATTCCCCTGACAGAATGCATAGTCAATGAACCATCATCAATAATCTCTTGAAGAAACGAGATTGCTTGTGCTTTGCTTTTTGCTGTTGAGTACCAACCAGGGACTCTAGAGCTTGAACCTTTATACGATGAGCTTGCCTTCCTATGGTACAAGTGCCGGAAGCCAGCAGCCATCAAGTGTGAAATAAGGGCCTCACCAACACCGTTTGCCTCAACATATACACGAGCATTGTTGTATTCAGCCGACCACTTCATAATCATGTCGGACATCTTAAATGCTTCACTGTGTCCCAGAAACTCTGCAACTTGCTCACAGTTATCAATGTCAATAATCTGAACACCAAACATATCTCTTGAAGACCATGAGCCAGCAGGGTCGCAGAATATTAAATACCTATTGCTGTCTTTAGGCTCAGAAAACTGTACATACGGTTCTGCTTCTACGTTTAAGCCGGTACCTCGATCGACTAGATCCATCATCTCCATCAATCTTTTTGTATTAAAGATTGACTCTCCAGCCATGACCCAACAGTCAAGCTCATTGACTGGGTACTCTGCTCGGAACTTATCTAAGTTGTTTCGGCACTTTTGAAGTCCTTCTGTTTGCATCCAGAAGGCTTGTGCTGCTGTAAGTCCATTTGCGTCAGCATAATCTCTAATCAGCGCATCCGGCTTCCACATTGGCGGTGGAGTCACAGAGTACTCATTAATCATGGTCCAAGGAATGAAAACCTTCATCCACTTGCTGTGTGGGTTTTCCGAGTCCATGCATATTTCGTGTAGTTGGTCGCCGTGGTACCTCGGAGTAGACTCTGCAATAACGAACCCACCATTGCTTGGTACAGCGTTTAGTGCAGATGTCCATGCATCTGGACCAGCTACTTCAGACCACGCAGAAATCTCAGTGGCCATAAGAACCTGAACAGTTTCACCACGTAGAGGTTCTTCGTCGTTTACTGATGCCACGACCATTCTGCTATCGAGTTCTGGAAACTCTAGTGTTCTTTTTAGGCCAGTAGTCTTTTTGGGCTTGAGCGTATCAGGCATGTGCCGGTGAAAACGAACAGCCATCTCGGAAAGGTTCTTGGCCATTTGCTTTTTGTGAGCCAACAATCCAACGCGGCAACCACGTCTGAACATTGCGTGCTGAGTAGCAACACAAGTAAAGAAGGTGCTGCTTCCCTCCTGTCGCGGCTTTACATGCACCAACCATTTATTGTCCGCGTAGCATTGGTTTACCGCTGCTGCGAGAAGTCTCTGATGGTCCCAAAGCTTAAATGGCACCAGCGCGCCGCTCTTGGCCCTTACTTTGTTTAAGTGGCAGTACTGTTCTGGATCCCAAAAACCATCTTGGTTTGGCAATAATACGCTCACTGAACCCCACGATTAGTTACAATATTGAAGGGACCGGTAGACGTAAGCATAGTGCTTACATTTTCTACTTCTTCAACAGCAGGGTTCTTTGGCCTATCCCACTTCTTTTTGTCTGAAAGCGTTTGTCGAGACACAGTCACAATGCTCATCATTGCGCTAACGTCGCCCTTTTCAATGATTCCACTTCGGAAGTTCTTCAAGATGTCTTCGCACACATGCAAGATTCCGTCGTAGCTTTGAAGCGAAAACCGTGGATCGATCGTCTTCTTTTCTTCTTCCATCTTCAACTCCAGTCATCTTGTAACTTACTGTTACAGCGAGTATAAGTACTACACAAATAAATATCATGGTTTATTTGTTGAATAAAACACACAAGAGGTAGATATGCCACGTGCAAAAAAGACAGCAACCGTTTCAGTCAAGGCTGAAGAAGTAAAGGATTCAACACCCGAGAAGGCCGCACCAAAGCCTACTCGTGGTCGCCCCCCTGCCGCAAAAACCTTCGACTTGTTTATTGCTACTCCTTCTGGAAACGTACAACTACAGTTTAAGAATGAGCGTCAGATTGACCATGCATTCAAGCAACTGACTCTCAAGTGTGCTTCTGGTCGTCCAGCAAATATTATTTGTGATGGTAAAGAATATGGTTTTTGCAATATCAGCTATGTGATCCGAGATGAACCGGTACAACAATAGCTCTACGTCCCGACAAGAGTTCGGTCGCGCAATGTCTGCTCAGGTGCGAAAGCCTGGGCAGGTAGCGCGAATGATTGACAAGAAAAAGAAGGCCGAGGGTAAAGCCAAGGGTTTTGGTATTTTGTCGGGCGCATTGAAAGCTATTGGCGCTGGTCTTGGCGCAATGGTTGGTGGTCCTGTTGGTGCCGCCGCCGTTAGTGCTGGCACTGGCCTTGCCAGTGATCTGGCTGCAATGAAGGCAGGTTCAGAAGCTTCTAGGGCTGCTGGCATTGGTACTGCTCTTGCAACACCACCAAATCCTGTAGGTAGAAAAGATTACTGATGGCTTCAAGTTGTGGAAAAAACTTCTCCAAGAAGGTCGCGTCTCGCGTAAAGGCTGCTGGCGTCAAGGGCGTCAACAAGCCAAAGCGGACACCAAACCATCCGAAGAAGAGTCATATTGTCGTCGCCAAGAAGGGTTGCAAAGTAAAAACAATCCGTTTTGGCGAGCAAGGCGCGAAGACGGCTGGCAAGCCAAAATCCGGCGAATCTGACCGCATGAGGAAGAAGCGTAAGAGCTTCAAGGCGCGTCACCGCAAGAACATTGCCAAGGGCGTGATGAGTGCCGCATACTGGGCAAACAAGGTAAAATGGTAATGGCCGAGAAATCTGAAAGCAAAGTCAACGAAGCTGGCAACTACACAAAGCCCGCGCTCAGGAAGGGCATCTTCAAGCGTCTTCTTGCTGGCAGTAAGTACGGAAGAAAGGGCAAGTGGTCAGCCCGAAAGGCACAAGCTCTTGCAAGAGAATACAAGGCAAAGGGCGGAGGTTACACATGAACCTTAAAAAAACACAAGAGTCTTTGGTTAAATGGACCAAGGGTAACTGGCGCACTCGATCTGGTAAGCCCAGCACTCAAGGGCCAGACGCTACTGGCGAGGTTCTCTTGCCTGACGCACAGCACAAAAAGATTAGTTCTGCTCAATACGCGGCAGGCACAGCCAAGAAACGAAAGGGCCTTGAAAAAGGTGAAACATCAACCAGCCACGGATTAACGAAAGGTATCGCATGAAGTACGGAAGCGACAAAAAGAAGATGACCAAGGGCCTCGCAGACAAGGCGCGCAAGGGTTCATACTCAAAGCCTAAGAAGAAGGGCTATTGATGTGGCAAAGTCCGACAAGAAAGCATTGTCGATGAAGATTGCCAAGCTGGTCCGTGAGGGTAAGCCCAAGGACCAAGCCGTTGCTATTGCTTACTCAATGAAGGAAAAGGGTAAGCTTGGCCCAAAGGGCGGCTACAAAAACTAACGATTTGCCTTGTCGGAAGATGTAAGCTTATCAAACTCTTTGTCGTAAGATTCGACAAGGCGCTTTCTTAGCTCGACACCTTCTCGACCACCACCCATGCGTCCCCCAGAGATTACAGAAGTAAACTTCTTAGCTTTCTCTGACGACCCACTAGCTCTCTTTCTCATCTCAAAGAGTAGTTGCTCTTTGATGGCTTTAGATTTGGCAAGAGCATCATTTTTGTAGATGTTTTCTGGGTCTTTAGAGGACCGCTTAATGATCTTTTCGCCGTTAAGAATCTCACTGTATGCTTTTGCAATAGCGTCATCTGACATTCCTTTGAGGGTATCGTCTACTCCAGAAATGCCAAGAAGACCAATGTAGTCGTAGTGATCCATACGTTGTTTATCTGTTGGGATCATATCGATTAGTTTGGTTGCTTCTACATTCTTGATTGCAGCTTTTAGCATTCCCGAAGAAACAACTGGCAGTGCTGCGGCAGCGACAGAAACAGCAGCGCCAGAGTAGTCTCCTTCAGCGGCATCCATAGCGGCAACACCCAAATCAGCAGCAGCTTGCTGAGGACCAACCATAGACCCAACATTGAGGCCAAAATAGCCGATATCCTTAATGGCTTCCATGTCTCCTTCTGTGGCGCGGCGAATCAAGTCTTTTACTTGATCTTGTGGGCTGGCGGACTCAATACGCTCACGAAGACGATCTTCTTTTTCAAGAAGGCGGTCATCTACACCCTCCTTCCATGCCTTCATCTGCTCATCACTCATGCCAGCAGGGGCACGGAAGCCCTTGTACTCCTCACGACCCATAAACTCCTTTGATGGTCCTGGCTCTTTAGGAGGAGCAATACCAGGGATTGGGTCGAACCCTTCAGACTCTGAGCGGTCTTTCTTCAACTCGCTCATTGGCTTTGTCTCAAAAGAGTCCTCTGGACCCTCATAGCCAGTAGGCGTCATACCAGGAATAGGCTCGTAAGAGCTAAACCTGTCTTCCTTCTCAAGAGAACGCTCAGCCTCGCGCTTTGCTTTTTTCTTCACGTCTTCTGGCAAAGCATCAAGTCCAGCTTGACCCTGGCGCAAAGCCTTAGTGAACTGCTCGTAAGCCTCTTGATCCGGTGTAGCCATTACATACCTCCGTAAGCATCAAAGTCTGTTTTGACCAAGTCACCCTCTGAGTACTCCTGAGCCATCTTCTTAATGTTCTTTGGCACAGCATCAAGTGCCTCTTGGCCTTTCTTCATTGCAGCCTGCACAGTCTTGTACGCATCTTCAGGCGTCATAGTGTCGTACTGGATGTCTTCTGTAGTAATCGCAATGGCGTCAGAGGTTCCTGGCATCGGTGTTCCCTTCCTTGAGCTTTGAAGCGAGTGTATCAGCAAAAGCATTACCCGCGCCAGTGGCATCTTTAAGAAGTGTTGCAACACGATTCTGCTCAAGCACACATGCTGCGAACAGGTGCTCTACATTCATCAACATCAAAGCCGGAGTCTCCATCTTGAACACCCGAGCAACGTGAATCCACTCGTCATCAAGACTCTCACGATATTGGATCTGCTTGACCCGAGGACTCCAACGGAACCAAACACCGTCAACTTCGTAAGTCGCCTCACAGTAAAAGTTCATCTCGTAGAAGTACTTCTCAAACAATGAGACTAAACGCAAAGCTTCGCGAGCCTCAAGAGCGTAATCAAGATTCATGGCGGTAACCTCCAGTTACCACACTAACTACTGGTCACCGAAGCAACAACTCTAAATAAGTACTCTAGATTACACTAATCTTAGTACTACTCTAATAAGTACCTATTTATCTTCTCTAATCTATAAGTACTTACTAGTACTAACTATACTAATACTAAGTACTATCTATTCCCGACCACCACCCCTAGTGTAATTAAGAGTACTAATTAGGGCAACCCGGCAAACGAAAAACTTTTTGTAGATGGGGTACAGGGTCAGATTGGAAATCAGGAAATTTTTTTTCAGGGGGGTATTCTTATAGTAATAGATGCCTACGGGGGGGAGCCCACCCCCAGGGGGCCACATGCTTGCGCGCACACCCACACATGCGCGATTGCAATCCCACGAGTACAGTCCCCTGGACTGCCATGCTTAGCAATACCCGCTATTGCAATCACACATTGCTGAGGAAGTTTGTAATGTCCAAACTGTTTACTCTCTGAGTAAGGACACTATCCCCCTCTCCATCCATCACCCATCTCACAATCCCACTATCCACCTTTGGTGAACTGTTTAGCCTAAACTGGCTCAGAATCGCTGCTGTTGCGCGCTACGTGATCGCATAGCCCCTGCATAGCCCTCGCGTCGTCCGAGCGCTTGTAGGCATCATGCGAGGCATTTTCAACTTTCTGAAGAGTCCCCTACGGGGACTACTTCAAGGGGTCATTTCGACGGTTTTTATTTGCGGTTTTGGCGGTATCGTGTTCCATTGATTGGGCTGGTCAACGGTTGACCGGCACTCACAAATCAGGCTCCAAAGCGAGTCCACAGGAGGCCCACATGGCCACAAACACACAAAGCAAGTCCGTCAACGTCGTCACCAACACCATTCACTGTGTGAAAACAGGTATTGCAATTGCGACAATGCCGATGGACCTCAACAAACTCAATGCACGTCTGTCCTCTGGACAGTGTGTAGCCGGGGTTGCAATCGGACACGTGAAGTACTCACCGGAGGTGATTGCAGCATTCAAGGCCAAGGTTGGCAATGTACCCAACTACCGTTGGGCTGCACGGTCTCGGGACGGCCAATGGAAGCAATACGACGGGTACAGAATCGGCGAGCATAATGCACAGGTTCTGGCTTCGTTCGGTCTCAATGCTGACCCAGCTACGCTGTCCAAGGGCAAGACCAGCGGTCGTCAGTACGGCACACAATACGAGGCGCCTAAGCCGAAGGCTCCGAAGGCTGCTCCGGTTAGCGTAGCTATGGAAGACGTAATGGCACTGTTGGGTGATGACGTAGTCATCTCTGACAAGTCGTCTGACGAGTTGTTGCAAGCTGAGCTTGGGCACACACAATGTCCCCTGCCTACACAATCGCAAATGCAAGGCAAGGGTGCATACCCCAAGTGGCTTAGCGAAGCTAAGTCAATGGGCTTTGACCGCTCCGAAGCAAACATTGCATGGAAGGCTGCAAAGCAGGGTATCAGCAAGGCCCCACCCGTGGCTAAGCCGGAGGCTCCTCCGGTGTCTGAGGTGACCATTGCGAAGCGCAATCCCAAGCTTGCATCCACACCCAACACAATCCAATGCACCCCTGACGCATTGCAAGCTACGCTTGCTGCTCTTGATGGTGCTACCATCGGTGGCTTCGAGAACGGTCTGTTCACGGTCACCTACGGTGCTTGACCTAATCGTAATCACATGGAACATGATTGTGGTGGGTGCATTCATTGTGTTTGCACTCATCACAATCTTCCTGGACCTGGAATAGTGCGCAACAAAGGAGCACGTACAATGTACACAAAGGAAATAATAGCTATTGAGCGTATGCTTGAGAAGCACAATGAGGAGTGCAAAAAGATGCACGATGAGATTGTGCGACTGCGTAAACAGATTGAAGCGGGCAAC